CTTACGTTTATTCCAGGAGCAGGCTTAACAAACTACGGTAATAAAACTACTGCAGGTGCTACATCAGCATTAGACAGAATTAACGTAGCTAGATTAGTTGCTTACTTACGTGAAAAACTAGAAGCAGTTGGTAAGAACTTTATGTTTGAACCAAACGATACAATTACACGTAATGAAGTTAAAAACGCTGTAGAGCAGTTATTAAATGATGTTACTGCTAAACGTGGTATTTACGATTACCTAGTTGTTTGTGATGAAACAAATAACACACCAGCAAGAATTGATAGAAATGAACTTTATGTCGATATTGCTATTGAGCCAACTAAAGCTGTTGAGTTCATTTACATTCCAGTAAGAATTAAAAACACTGGAGAAATTGAAGCAGGTAATTTATAAAATAGTATATTTATAATATACGCAGATAATGGTTCTTCGGAGCCATTTTTTGTGACTGCATAGTGATAAATACTTGCATAACAAGAAGGAGATATACAAATGGCGGTTTCATCATTAACAAAAATGACTGTTCCTTTAGCGAGCGACCAGAGTGCATCAACACAAGGATTATTGATGCCAAAACTCAAGTACCGCTTTAGAACGGTATTTGAAAACTTCGGTGTTTCAACACCAAGAACAGAATTAACAAAGCAAGTAATGGACTTTACTAGACCATCAGTTTCGTTTGACGATATTACAATCGATCTTTATAACTCGAAAATGAGAATGGCTGGTAAGCATACTTGGGAAGATGTCTCAGTTAACTTACGTGACGATGCCGGTGGTAACGTTGCTAAATTAGTTGGCGAGCAACTACAAAAACAATATGACTTTATGGAACAATCATCAGCTAGTTCTGGTATTGACTATAAATTCTTAACACGTTGTGAAATATTAGACGGTGGTAACGGTGCTAATGAGCCTGTAGTTTTAGAAACATGGGAACTATATGGTTGTTACCTAACAACAGTTAACTATAATGACTTAACATATTCAGAGTCATCACCAGCAACTGTTACATTAAATATTAGGTTTGATAACGCAGTACAAACACCATTAGCAACAGGTGTTGGCGCAAGCGTTGGAAGAACATTAGGCACAGTAGTAACAGGCTAATAGATTATGGCAGGCTTCTTCGATGACGTTCTGAAGGGGTTTCTAGGTAGTGACTATCTTAAAGATTATAGGCACGCCAGCAAAACATTTAGATCTGCTGGCTACGCCCTTGCTCCTAGACTCAAATATCTCTTCCATGTACATTTCAATATTAATACTACTGAAATACCTGGTCTTACGAAGTTATTTGGAGCCAGAGATACTTCACGTATCAGTGTTCTAACAAAATCAATACAATTACCTAACTATACGTTTGATGTTGATACTATGAATCAGTACAACAGAAAACGAAATGTTCAAACAAAAATTAACTATGAACCAGTAACAATTGACTTTCACGATGACTCAAGTGATATTGTGAGATCATTATGGTTTTCATATTATAATTATTTTTATAAAGATCCAAGTCAAGGGTATGGTGGTAACCAAGCAACTCAGTCAACTAACAAAGACGCAGGCGGAGTACTATCTAATATAATTAGTGGAATTATTCCAAATTCAGCTGAAATTTTAACTGGAGGCGGAATAACAGGTGGCTTTGATGGTACATTTAATAGCGGAAATCCAGGTAACAGTTCAGATCAAAATCTAAGAGACATATACGAAAAAGATAGAATTGGTAATGACTGGGGGTATATGGGAGAAGGTGTTGCTGGAGCTAAAAACAAACCTCAATTCTTTAGAGATATTACAATTTATGGCTTTAACCAACACAGCTTTGTTTCGTATACATTAATAAATCCAATCATTACAGAATTTAGACACGACACCTATGATTATTCTGCAGGTGGCGACACTATGACAAATGCAATGACTCTTAAATTTGAGTCAGTGAAATACGGTAGTGGTGCTATTGGCACTAGCCAAGTTCCAGGATTTGCAAACCCAGAACAATATGATACAGAACCTAGTTCACTAAGCCGTCCAGGATCAACTAACTCCTTCTTTGGTCAAGGCGGTCTTTTAGATGCAGGTGTGGGTACGTTTGAAGATCTAAGTCAAGGTAACATAATAGGTGCCGCAACTAAGGCCGCTAGAGGCATAGGCACATTTAAGAAAATGGATGATCCAAGTAAAGTCTTTAAGGAAGAAGCATTGGGAGAAGTCAAAGATGCTCTTAGAGATGGAAGTGCAGTAAAAGCAATTAACAATGGATTCGACTTTATAACTCCGCCTACGGGTAGTAGTACGCCAGCTCCGTTAGTAGAAAACGGTGTTGTCGTAGGTTCAAAAATACCCGGAATGACCGCAGTAATGAAAGAGATACCTACGTCCAATGCAACTATTAGTGGTGGTGCAACACCTAATGCAAGAGTTACAAGTAACGGACAAAATGTAGGCACCAACAAATAAAGGTTAAATAGAGTTATGGGAACAGTTAATGTAAAAAAATCAACTACTGATTCGTCTATAATTTTATTTGATAAATTCTATAAAAAAGAAATTCAAGTAGATTCAGCAGACTACGATATCGTACGAGCCTACTTTAGATCAATATATCAAGACCCATTGATAGCTGATGATTTTACAGCAGTAATATTCCAAATTGCTCAAGGATACAATCGTGATATTCACGAGCTATTAGAAGAATTTAAAGGACAAGATGGAGTAACAGTTACATCTACTTTAGCATATTACCTTAACGGTTTAAGATCAAAAGCAACTTTAATTGGCGTCACAGCAGTACAACAACCAAATATCTATGCCGCCAGAAATGTGCAGGTATAGTAAATGGCAAGATTCCACAAAGGCAAATTCACAGTAAAAAACATGGGAAAGTATGTGGGTAGTAAGATGCCTACATATAGATCTAGTTGGGAAAGTGCATTCATGCAGTTCTGTGATAGTCATCCTAGTGTAGTTAAGTGGGCTAGTGAATGTGTTAAAATCCCTTATATACACCCGTTTACAGGTAAACAAACTAATTACATTCCTGACTTTTTAGTCCAGTACCAAGACAAAACAGGTAAATTAGTAACAGAGCTGGTAGAAATTAAACCAAAGAATCAAAGTATAATTGAAAGCAAAAATCAAAACCGTAAACTAGCAGAAACTGTTGCAGTTAATCATGCTAAATGGGAACAGGCTCAACGATGGTGTAAACAAAACGGACTACGTTTCAGAGTAGTTACAGAAGACGATATTTTTAGAAGTGGTGCGAGATAATGACAAAAAAATTAGAAGAGATCTTTAACTTAGATCCAAAAGAAGAAGTAGACGTAACAGAACCTTTACCTCAGGAAATAAAGGCTAAGCCACAGTTACCTCAGGAAACGTTAACAAATATAGAAAAGATCGAAGACGCACTACCTAGTGTCAAGGGACTAGAAGCAGGCGACAACGAAATGGACGACCTGGCAGACATGGCTAAAAATTCATACAAAGACTTAATGGACTTAGGTATGAATGTAGACTCACGCTTTTCATCTGAGATATTTGGTGTTGCTAGTGGACTACTAGGACATGCTATCACAGCAAAGACAGCAAAGATAAACAAAAAACTACGCATGGTTGACCTACAACTTAAGAAAGCACAGTTAGATCAAAAAGAAAGACAACTGCAAGATAAAAGAAACGAGACAGATGATGTCGAGGAAGGTCAGGGAGTAGTACTTGATCGAAATGAATTACTAAAAGAGTTACTTAAGAAAGATGACCCAAAAGACTAATACTAGCATAAATACTGCCATAGGGGAATAAATTATTATGAAAACATTTACACAATATTTAACAGAGTCAGTTCAAACTTACTCTTACAAAATTAAAGTAGCAGGTGGCTGTGATGCTGACTGCATTAAAGAACTTGAAAACAAACTAGGGCGATATGACATTGTTAAGATGACAGAGCCTAAAACAACTCCAGTTATGGAAGATCCGTTGGACTTTCCGGGTGTTAAAAACATGGAAGTTTGTATGTTTGAAGTTGAACTAAACTATCCAGCAGGACAACAAGAACTATTTCAAATGATTGAAGCTTGCACACGTAAGCCACAATCACAAATTAAAATTATTACTTCAGCATTTGCTGACAGTTGGGAAAACAATGAAGGTTCTGAATCAGAAGAAGCACCATTGTTAGAGAAAGACTACCCAGAAGAAACAAAAGAACAAAAAGAAGCAAAAGACAAGCACGCTAAACCAGAAGATCATATTGAAAATCCTGGAGATGCTAAATTTGAAGTAGCAGGCGGCAATACCCCTAAAGCCAAAACTACTAATGAATTACCGATGGGCGATAAGAGTCCAATGGGTAGTACTGAAAACAAAAAGCCAGAGCCTAAGAGCTCGGCTAGATAATAAGGACTATTAACAATGGACATGCAAAACGTATTAGACAAACTGAAACAAATTGAAAACCCGTCGGAAGACACAACAGCGGCTATTAAGTCAGCAGAAGCAATGACTACTGCGCCAGCACAAGCAGTTGCTGAACCAACTCCAGCAGTAACAGCGGAGAGTACATACACAGAATATAAACCAGCAGAAGTAGCAGATTATGCAAAGCTAGCAGGTATTCCAAATGTAGCTGTGCAAACTGAGCCAACAACAGAATCAGTAAAAACAATTACTGAAGCTCAAAGTCCTGCACAGAAGGCGGCATTTCAAAAGATGTTAGATGCTAAAAAAGATAAAAAAGAAGATAAAAACGAAGATAAAGAAGAAGTAGAAGAGTCTATAGAAGAAATTGAAGTACATGAAGACGATCAAGTAGTAGCAGAAGGTCCAACAAGAAAAGACTTTCAAATGGTAGCTGACTTACTTAAAGATAATCCAAATATGGCTGATCGTAAAGCTAAAGCACAAGACTACTGTGATAAGTTTAAGGCAATGAATCCACGTTTTGACAAAGAAAGATTTATGAAAGCGTGTGGTGTTGAAGAAGCATATGAGTCAATTGAAGAAGCATATAGCCCAGAACACGTTGCTGACATTATTAAGAAGCACGAGCAGGACGGCAACGAAGTTGAAATGGATCCATACAAAGAAGATGAAGCAGGCTTTACTGTTACATTTAAAGATGGCAAACGTAGACATTACAAATATACACAATCTGGTGCAAAAGTTACATCATTAGAGCCAGTAGATCCATTAGTAGACCCAGACGCACCAAAACGTGGACGCGGCCGACCTAAGAAAGAAGGGATTGAAGAAACAGAAGTAGATGAGCTAACAAGAGCATTTGAAGCAAAGCTAGCTGAAGCACTTCCAGAAGAAGTAGTTACAGAAGAAGTAGTTACAGAAGAAGCTGAACAAGTTAATGAAAGTCTTCAAGTTAATCAAACAATCAATGATGAAGGCCAAGAGTCAGTTAATATTAATGCTCAAGGTGATCATGTTGATATGGTTAAACAAATGATGCAACTAGCTGGTCAACCACAAGGTTATGAAGAATACAAAGGTGAAGAAGAGCCAGAAGCTGAAGAAGCTGTTGGTGAAGAAAGAGATATACAACATGCTAACACACCAAATGAGCAAACAACTGATGTTGATACACAATTAAATAAAATGTCAGGTGGTTTAAATGGTCCTAAAGATAAGTCAGCATTGCGTGGTGACAGCATTAAACTACACAGCGATATAGATGAAGGAAAAGATCTTTTAGACTTATATAAAGCATACAAAGGATAGTAATATGCTTGTACGTGAAGTTGTTGAACGATCTAACAAAATACAAGAAGCATTTCAATATCATATAGATAAGAATGTTCCTGTTAGAGAAAATATTTTCCGTCCGGGTAGTGATAACTACTTTGAACTGTTTAACTATGCTAGGCAAAAGTTCATTGAAGGTAGTTACACACCAGACTGGGAAGATCAAGAACTTCTTGAGTCTGATATTGGAAATGTAGTTACTCTCAAAAACGGATATAAAGTACCGTTGGATCAGCCTTTTGCAGACGATAACATTTCAGAAGCTGAGTATCAAGGTAAAAAAGTTGAACTTAATAAACCTAAACGAGGTGGTTCTAAAAAGTTCTATGT